TGTTTGTATAATTGTATAATTAAAATATCTATTTATATAAATGGATTTAGAATTGTATGAAAAATATGATTATATACCAAGAGAACCGATTGAGGTAGTATTAAATAGTAAAAATGGAACTGATTTAAATAATTTAGATGGTCATAAGATTTATCTATTAGAACAAGAAATTAGTAGTAGAAAAGATGAAAGATTATTATTATTTTTAAAAAAAGTATTTTTACCATTTAGTTTTTATACTCTATCATCATCACAGAAAAATAATATATTAGATATTACAGAAACTAATAGTAGTGGTAGTATTACTTATTTTATAACTATACCAGATGGAAATTATAATATAAACGATTTAATTATCACTATAAAATCATTATTAGAAGCAACAACACAAAAAAATTTTAAATATACTATTACCTATAATAAATCTACTGGTAAAGTATCATTTAAAATTTTAAGTGGAACAAGTCCAACTAACGCCACTTTATTATTTTCTAGTGGTGGAAATTCTAAATTTAGTGTTAGAAATATTTTAGGATTTAATGAAACCGATGTATCATTTACTACTAGCAGTTCTACCACCAGTCAAAAAATAGTTGATATGGCGGATGGTTTAGATAGTATCCATATTAAAAGTAATTTAGTAGGTTCTAATATTCGTTCTACTAATGCTGAAGGTGGTGAATTATTACTTGTTCCAGTTGATTTAGAACCCTTTAGTATAATATATTTTGATGAAGGTGGATTACCATTTAAACATCTACTTAGTCAAGAGAATATTAAAAGAATTGAGATAAAACTGACTGATGCTAATGATAATATAATAGATTTTAACCAAATACCTTATACTTTAATATTACAAGTAGAGTTTGTATTTAATCCAAGTAATAAAGTAAATATCAATAATAGACAATTAGAAGAAAAGAATAATTTAAAAAATATGGTAGAAAAGAACGAACAACTCGCAAGAGATATAATTAAAAAAAATATTAAATAATATATAGTAAATGAAGATAAAAGAAACAGATAGTAAAATCAAAGTTAGTGGAGCAAAATTTAATACTGGAGATAGACCAAAGGAGTTGTCCCCATTCTTAAACTATGTAAATATGAGTTTAATAATAGGATTACCAGCATCTGGTAAATCATCTCTAATTAAATCTCTATTAAATGGAACTAAACAAAATAATTTATATAATGATGTATTCCATAGTGTTTATTATATTAGTCCAAGTGGAACTATGGATTTAAACCTACCAGATGATAAAATGATAAGTTTAGCAGATGAACCTTTAGAACAAATATTAGAAACTATTATAGAAAACGAGAGTGATGAAGGTGATGAAGACGAGCATCACCACGCTTTAATTATATTAGATGACGCAGTAAATTACATCAACACAAACAAGAACGCTATGAATACTTTTAGAAAAATGGTGATGAATGGTAGGCATATTTTAGGTAAGTATAGTAGTCTAATGACTATGTTAGTTAGTCAAAAAATAAAAGCAATTCCACTCGCAATTAGAAGTCAAGCAAATTCTATTTATTTCTTTAATTCTACTAGACAAGAAAAGGAGGTTCTACGAGATGAATTTTTACCATTAGACAAACAAGAAGCAAACGAGTTATATGATTATGTTTTTGATAGACCACACAATTTTTTATTTGTTAATCTCTCTATGCCTAAGAATACTCGTAATTTTAAGAACTTTAATCAACTAACTTTAGAGAATATAGATTAAAAGTTAAAAGTTAAAATAGACCCTAAATATGAAAACTAGTATAGAAAAATGAAATTTCCATAAGTATTTATTAAAATATGGGTATTTTTTAACTTTTTAACTGATTTTAACTTTTTGACTTTTTACAGATAGATTAGTTTTTTTATTGTTTTTTTTTTCTATGTTTATAATAAACAAGATGGATTTAGAGAAAGAATTAAAGAGAGTAAAACCTAACGCCAGTAATATAACTATTACTACTTATGTTAATAATTTAAGAAATCTCCATAAAGTTATTAATGGAACAAAAGATTTTGATAATTTAGATTTTCTAAAAAATAAAGAAAGTATAGTTGATGCTATAGAAGAAAAAAGCAAACACACTAAGAAGAATTATTTAGTTGGTGTTATAGTAGCATTACAGACCATAGAAAAAAATCAAGAGTTAATGGATTTCTATAATGAATTGATTAAAAAATTACAAATGGAAATCCAAGACAATTATGATAAAAATGAGAAAAGCGAAACACAACAAGAGAACTGGTTAAAACACGAAGAGGTTTTACAACTACTTAGAAAATTAAAAAAAGAAACCTTACCATTACTAGATAAATCAAAAGAAGAACTAACAACTAAAGAAAAAGACAAGATACAACAATATTTAATACTCTATCTATATAGTGGTAGGTCTATTCCACCTTTAAGAAATGATTACGCAGATATGGAGATAGTAAATGAAAGTGAAAAAAAAGAACCAAATAAGAATTATTTAGTTATTCGTTCTAAGGGACACCCATACTTTTTATTAAATGAATTCAAAACTAAGAAATACAAAGGAGAACAAAAAATTATTATAAAAGACTTAGAATTAAAAAAGTTAATACAGAAATGGAATAAACTAACTGATATTGATTATTTACTGGTTAATCTATCCAATTCAACACCTATGAATGCTAATGGTATAACTAAATACTTAAACAAAATATTTTTAAAAAACTTTGGTAAAAAAGTATCTACTAGTCTATTAAGAAGTATTTATATAACTTCTAAATATGCTAATCCTAATATGACTATTTTAGATAAAAAGAAATTAGCAGACCAGATGCTCCATTCAAAAAGTATTAGTGAAAGTGTCTATAATAAAATAGATAAAAAGGTATAAAGGAATACTCATATGTATAAGTATAACAAAATGAAAGGAACAAAGAAAGTGCTAAAGATTACTGGAGTAGCGAAGCAGTGTGTTGATTGTGATGATTTTATTGATGAGAAAAGCAAATTGATTTGTGAAACTTCTAGACCAAATCCAGACTGGAAAGAAGGTATGTCGTTTATGCTTAAATTTAAATTCTACCCCCAGTGTGTAGCGTGTGGATATGATAAATATTGTTAGAAAAAGAATTAAAAAAAATTATTTTATTATGTAATTTAAATGGATAAATTAGATAATAAAATAGTTAGTCAGTTGGTTAATCCAATTATAGTTAAGTCTATGATTACCAGAAAGATTGGAGATAGAACCCCAAAGGTAGAAAGAGGTTTTAATAGAACGATGAGAAGAATTTTAAAAGGTCTAAAAAGAAATATATATTATACTGGAAATGATAAAAGTATTAAACCGTTTATAGAAAAATAAAAATCTAACTATATAGATAAATGAAAACAATTTTAGTATATGGATTAAGAAGGTCTGGAAATCATTATATAATATCTACCTTAATACAAAAATTTAATAATTGGGTTCATATAAACGATACGAAGTTATGCTATGATAAATATATAGAATATAAAAATATTGAGAAAGATAAAAATAGTAGCGATACTAAATATACTGGGTTTAATGGTGTTGATTGTGTTATAATAAGTATGGAAAATAAAAATATGGAAAAAGACTATAATGAAATCAATAAACTGCGACAAACTGAAGATTGTAGTGTTATATTACTATTAAGAACACCATATAGTCATTTTAGTAGTGTTTGGCAAGTCTATAAAAAAAAACAAGTATCAAAACTACGAGCTATAGTAAAAAAGTGGAAGATATATGCTAATTATTTTATAAATAGTAGTGAAGAAGATATAGTTAAAATTTTATATGATACATTTTCTACGGACAATAATTATAGATGTTATATATTTAAACAATTGGGTTTAGAATATTCTAATATAGATGAAAATTTTAAAATAAAATACCAAATAACATCGTTTAAAGATGTTAATAAAAGAAGACAGGTCTATAATACAATAGATAATTGTATATTTAACGAAGATGAGGAATTTTTAAAATTAGCGAAAGATAAAGAAGTAGAACATTTGTTTAAAAAAATATCTAACTATAGATATAATATGAATAACTTAAATATAGCAATTCCTACTTACCAGCGTTCTAATATAATTCTATGTAAGACTTTACACCTATTAGAACGCTTGAAAGTTCCAAGAGAAAATATTTTTGTTGTAGTTGGTTGTGATGATGATGAAGATATGTTTAATGATTACTATGATAATATAAGTAGTATGTAT